CCATATTCCCGACATCAGAAATATGGTTATATAGATTAGCGCTTTCATGGTCGGATCACTGTATTACGAAGAAAATTAGAAAATTCACTCCTGACATCGAAGCAGGGACAAGCCTTGATATATTCCCTA